TCAAACTTCGGAAGGAAGTTATGAGAACCCCTGGACCTATCAGGGTACAACTTTTACTACTGACGACATTAACGATTTCTTCGGTTTCGTCTACAGGATTACTAATCTACAAACTGGCAAGCAGTACATCGGACGTAAATACTTCTGGCAGAAGCGTAAGCCTAGAGGTGGTAAGAGAAGGGTTACGTCTGAGAGTGACTGGAAAAAGTACTATGGAAGCTCTGACGAACTTAAAGCAGATAGAAAGTTACTTGGGAACGAGTTATTCAAGAGAGAGATCCTCAGTCTCCACGCCACCCTCGGCAAGGTAAACTATGCCGAAACAAAAGAACTCTTTTTAAAGGGAGTTCTAACAGAGTCAATGGAAGATGGCTCGCCACTATACTATAACAATAACATCTTAGGACGTTATTACAAAAAGGATTATTTTGAACAGAGAAGCGATCAAGGAGCATCTAAAGAAGCTCAAACAAATTAAAAAGGATTTTAAAAAAAATCCTATAGGAACCCCATTAAGAAAGAGAGATAGGATTGATGTTAACTGTACGGTGCAACGCTTGCGGAAAGGATCTAACAAGCGAAAAAAGTAGAGTCTCATGTGGTTGTAGTAACATGACAACTATTCATGGAGATACCGTGTCAGCAGTGGACATGAATCAAGTCATATTGTTACAGAATAATACAACATTTAAAAATGAATCGCTTTTTACTTCACAGGAGTTAGAATATCAAGAGGCAAGGCGAAGACGAGGAGTTCGTAAAATGTATTTTGAAGAACGATGATAAATCTTGATGAGAAATTTGAATCCTATATGGGTGGTCGTAAGACATTCAAAATTGATGGTGTTGATGAACCTCTTAGGGGTTATGGATATGAATGTGATGGAAACGACATAGTAGGTTACTATGTAACGACAAGACACTATAAACTATATTATAATATGAATGAACAGTTCATTAAATTAGAACCTTTAAACAAATGAAAATATTTTTAGACACTGCTGAAGTAGATCAAATCATTGAAGGTTATAAGACTGGATTGATTGATGGTGTCACTACCAACCCTACTCTTATACTGAGGTCGGGTAGACAACAGAGTGATGTCATTGAAGAAATACAGCAGAAGTGTCCTAATCTTGAATCTATTTCTGCTGAAGTAGTAGCAAATACTGCTGAAGATATGATTGAACAAGCACAACCTTACATTGCTCTTAGTGATAACGTTACTATTAAAGTTCCTTGTACAGAGGAAGGACTTATAGCATGTAAAGAGTTGAGTGATGATGGTATACTTACTAATGTAACTCTTGTGTTCTCAGTATCACAAGCAATACTTGCTGCTAAAGCAGGTGCAACTTATGTCTCACCATTTGTGGGACGTGTAGATGATAATTCTTTTGGGGGTTTATGCCTTGTAAAAGATATCTCTAATACATATAAGAGGCATGATGTTGAGACACAAATCCTTGCTGCTTCCATTAGGAATGTTCGGGACGTAGGTAGAGCCTTTGAGTATGGTGCAAATGTATGTACCTTACCTGTGAAAACTTTCAAAGGAATGTACAAACATGTTTTAACTGATGCTGGTCTAAATCAATTTAGTATTGATTATCATCAAGCATTAAACGAATTTACATGAAAAATTTCACCGTATACTCTAAGGATGGATGCAACTATTGCAGACAGATCATAGAGGTTTTAGGTATATCAGGTTTAAATTACGTTGAGTATAAATTAGATACTCATTTTGATAGCAATTCATTTTACGGACAATTTGGAAAAGGTGCTACCTTTCCACAGGTAGTGTTAAACGGTGAAAATCTTGGCGGTTGTCAGGAATCTATAAAATACATGCAAGAAAAGGACATTTGTTGTACATGATTGAACTAACTGAAGAAGAATTTAAAGGAGACTTAGCCAAATATACTACACGTATAGAACATGGTGAGGATTTCCTTATTAAAAAATCAAGTGGTGAAAAGTATATTGCCACTGACATAACTAAATTTAAAAACCCTTGTGACATATAACTATGAGTATTCGTAAGCATATTGAAGCAGCAGATGATGCCCTTCGCTTGGCAATCATTGAAGCATTGGAAAACAAACAAGACGAACAACTTGAGACATTGTTTCAAGCACTGGGTAAAGTAAGAGAACTTATTCTTACTACACCTATTCGCTTTACTGATAATACAAATGAGTATTACAAAAATAATGCAGAGTATAATTTTAGTCTAGAGTCTGATATTAATTTGGAGACTGGTGGATACAAAATTCCAGCGACAGTAATACAATTTCCTACAGAATATACAGATTGTTCTGATGCATCTCCACCTGATAAAAGAAATGGTAAAGATCTAGATTCAATGTAGATTATAAATACTTCTAGCTTGGAACAAGTGTCTTTAGGACTAGAAGTATGTCAAAACTATTAGCGAACCAGATCGCAAATTATAATGATAATGGACCAGTTGAAGTAAAAGAAGGAGTCAACATACCAACAGGTAAACCTTTACAGGTTGCTGGTGGATCAGGAACCAGTGGACAATTTTTAAAGTCCACTGGTTCTTCTGTTGGTTGGGAAGATTTTCCAACCATCCCTTCTGCACAGGTAAATGTTGATTGGAATTCAACCAGTGGTGTATCAAAGATATTAAACAAACCTACTCTTGCTACCGTAGCAATCAGTGGTTCTTATAATGATTTACTGGCAAAACCAACCATACCTGCTGGACAAGTACAGTCTGATTGGAATGAAAATGCAACAGGATCACTTAGGTATATACTAAACAAACCTTCTATATTCTCTGGTGCATACGGTGATCTGACAGGTAGACCAACTGTTCCTGCTGTACTTAATGACCTTGCTGACGTTAACATTACTAATCCTAATCATGGTGAGTATGTTCAGTGGAATGCTTCTCAAACTAGGTGGGTTACTGGTAGTGGTTCTGCTGGTATTCAGAATGTTGTGGAAGATACAACACCTCAGTTAGGTGGAGACCTTGATGCTACAGGATTTAGCATTGATATGGGTGCTAATAATATTAATGATGCTAAAGTTGGTGAGTGGAACAACGCATACGGTTGGGGTAACCATGCTGCTCAAGGATACTTAACCTCATATACTGATACAACATACTCTCAGTCATGTATCGGTGATGCTGTTGGTGTTAAAGTTAGATTGTCTGCTAGTTCTGGTTTGCAAGATGATGTTTTAATCACTGCTGGTACTGGTATTACTTTTAATCACTGCTGGTACTGGTATTACAATTACTGCTATAGGTACTGAAGGGTTTACAATTAATTCCTCTGGTGGAGGAGGAGGCGGTGGAGGTGCTACTGTTACCACTTCTGATGCAGCACCTAGTACACCTACTGATGGAGACCTCTGGTGGAAATCTAATGAAGGTAGACTGAAAGTTTATTATGATGATGGTAGTGGTACTCAATGGGTTGATGCTTCACCACCATTGTCACCAAGTTTTACTCCAAAGATTTCAAACAACACAGTTTCTTTGGAAGCAAAGTATAATACTTTAACTCAACAACACTATCTTGAGCAGGTAGGACACATCTTACCTTCTACTAATGCTACCTATGATATAGGTTCAGCAGATAAGAAAGTAAGACACTTATTCTTATCAGACAATTCTGTCTGGTTGGGTGAAGATGTTAAGATGTCTAGGTATGATGGTAAAGTTAAATTCTATACAAGAAATAGACTTAAAGTACCAACACCAATAACAACTGCTGGTGGTGATTTGTCTGGATGTATTTCCTATGTTAACCTACAGTATCCTAATAGACCTGGCACTGTAAATGCAAATACTTTATTACTTAGCGATTGGCTTGAATATTATTGTGATATTACTTCTGTTGCTATAGGAACTTATAGTCCTGAGGATTTATGGGCTGCTGAGACTAGTGGAGATTTTGCTGCTGATGATTGGTCTGAAAGACAGGTCTTTCATCAATCTGGTAAGTATGTTGCACCACAATTAAATGATGATGCAGGTGAGTATGATCTTTCAACTGGATCTTCTTTCCTTCGTACATCTGCTCTTGCTGACTTCCCAGTTAAAATTATTGGATCACAGGCAGTAGAGGGTACTGTGGTTGAAGTTACAGTTTATGTACCACAAGGAAGTACACCACGTACCATGACTACATTAAGTATTGATGGTACTGATGCAACACAAGCAACAATCACTGGTACAACAGAGGCAAACACAACAAACACATTCACTATCAAAGCTATATACTTTGGCGGTGTTTGGAAGGCAACCGTAGCAATAGGTTAAATCAATGGCAATAAATTACCCTTCAACAACGAATCAACCTACTGATGGATCGTTTGCTCATACAGCAGAAGGTATAACATGGACATGGGATGGTACTTCTTGGAAAGCACAAGGTATAACAAGTAACTATGTTCTCCCAACTGCTGCTGCCAGTACATTGGGTGGTATTAAAGTAGGAAATAATTTATCTATAACTGCTAGTGGTGAACTTTCTGCTAGTGCTGCTGTTACTGCTGTTGATGATCTTTCTGATGTAACTATATCAACACCAAGTACAGGTCAAGTAATAAAATATAATGGTAGTGGATGGGTTAATGGTACTGATGATACTGGTACTACAATCAATGCTATTGATGACATAGGAGATGTTGATACAACTACAGCAGCACCT